ATGAAGCTATGACAGGTAATGGTGCTATGTTTTTAGATTTAACAAATACAAAAGATACTAATGCAAAATATTTTAATAACGCAACTCCAACAGCTTCAGTATTTACAGTTGGAGATAATTTAGGAACTAATGGTAGTGGAGATAATATGATTGCCTACTGTTTTGCAGAAAAAACCGGTTATTGTAAGATAGGTTCGTATGTCGGCAATAATAATGCTGATGGACCTTTTATTTATTGTGGATTTAAACCACAATTCACTCTAATAAAACCTCTTGCTACACAAAATTGGCAAATACATGATATAAGTAGATTAGGTTATAACCCACGGAATGAGAATTTAGCGCCAAATAATAATTCTGCTGAAGCTGATAATAAATTTGTGGACATATTATCTAATGGTTTTAAATTAAGAAGTG